GCTGCGCGCCGAGCTACCCAAGGGCGGCATCCCCCGCGCGGTCGTGGCCACGACCCCGAAGCTCGTCGTGCAGCTCGTCGAGTGGCAGGATCGCCGGGACGGCTCAGTGGTTGTTACCTCCGGATCGACGTACGAGAACGCCTCCAACCTGGCCGCGCCCACCCTGGCCGAGCTGCACAAGCGCTACGCCGGCACGCGGCTGGGGCGACAGGAGCTGCTCGGCGAGCTGATCCGCGAGATCGAGGGGGCGATGTGGAAGCTCGACTGGATCGAGCGAGACCGCGTCGAGGCCAACAAGCTGCCCACCCTCGGGTACACCGTGATCGGGATGGACCCGGCCGCGTCCGGCACCCGCGACGAGACCGGCCTGATCTGCGCCTCCCGGGGCAACGACGGGCACGACTACATCCTGGGCGACTGGTCGATGCCGATCGCCGGGCACGCCGCCGCGCGCAGGGCCTGGGAGATGTTCCGCCTCTACCGGGCCAACCACCTGGTCGTGGAGAAGAACATGGGCGGGCGCTGGCTGTCCGACGTGCTGCTACAGGCGTACAAGGAGATGCAGGATCAGGGCCTGTTCCCGTCCGGCGGCACCGCGCCCGTCAAGCTGGTCACGGCCAAGGTTGGCAAGCAGCTGCGCGCCGAGCCCGTCGCCGGCCGGTACGAGCAGGGCAGCCGCGTACACCACGTGAAGGGCCAGGGTCTGCAGGACCTCGAGACACAGCAGATCTCGTGGGTGCCTGGCGAGACGAAGGACAGCCCGGACCGGGTGGACGCGCTCGTGTACGCCGAGCTGGCCCTCTATGACCGCGAGGGCGCCGAGGTCATGACCGCCTCGCCGTACGGCGTGCAGCTCCCTGGGCAGGGCAACATGGGCCCGCTGGCAGGCGCGTTCCCCGGCCGCTGACTGGCGTAGGATGACATGTATGGCTGTAGAGAAGAGGATACTGATCGAAGTCACCGAAGAGGGCAACGTCGCCAACGTGGACGTCAACGTCCGGGGCATGGCCTTCTTCGAAGCGGTCGGCGTCATGGAGGTCGCGAAACTGCAGTACATGGGAGCCAAGAAGGACGAGGCGTTCTACGAGAACCTACCCAAGGGAGACGGATCATGAAGCGAGTCCAGCTCGGCGCTGACCACGTACCCCGCGACCACTCGCCGGCCGGCACGCCCGGCGACCCGAAGCGCAAGCGCTACCCGCGCTACCAGTTCCGCTGCCCGCACTCGCTGCAGGTCTGGACCTGGGGAGCACACCCGCGCTACGGCGATCGGGTCCCGTTCAACTACCCGTCACTGATCCCCGACCCGCACTGTGGCTGCTGAAGGAGAGAGACAATGACCAGGAAACTGACCGCCATCAATGCGCTCGTCTGGGCGGTGATCGCGACCCTCGCGCTCGTCCTGGGCGCCTCGACCTGGCCGGCGCCGGTCGAGGCCGACCACCCGGGCCCGCACTCGAGCCCGGTCACCGGCTCGTGGATCGGCAAGGTCCACGGCGCCCAGTACGAAGATCACCTGTTCCAGTTCCACGCCGACGGGACCATGATCAGCTCCAACCCGTCCAACGTGCAGGAGAAGCCCGACGGCACCGGCGTCAACGACTCCACCGGGCAGGGCAACTGGCACCAGGAGCGCGGCAAGGTCGTGGGCACGTTCGTCGAGTTGAACGCCGGCCAGACCACCCACAAGCCCGCCGCTGACCTCACCGTCCGCTTCACCGTCGAGGTCCACGGCGACCACCTCACCGGCACGGCCAAGGTCTGGGTCGGCACCGAGCAGGTACCGGACGCCAGCTTCGACTTCCAGCGGATCGTCTAATGGTCCGCGACGCCGAGACGACGATCCGGAGCAAGCCGGAGGTGGATGCTGCCGCGCTTCAGGCCCAGCTGGCCGAGGCGTTCCTGCCGATCCGGACGGCCGCGATTCAGATGGCCAGGGCGGCGGCCGTGCTCGCGGACGGGCTCGCCAAGATCGCCGCCGACCTGCCTACCGCCTGCTCGCGCGACACCAACGGGGACGGCAACTGCGGCCGGCGGCTGTGTCCCGAGTGCGGCAACCCTCGCGCCCTGGCGGGACTGCGGTAGGCTGCACATCTCTTGATCGAGTGCTACGGGGCTGACCTTCGTGGCATGTGAGCCCTCGACCCGAGCCACGCTCCTGCGGCTCGGGTCGTTGTGCGTTCTGGGCGACCCGCCCAACAGCCAGTGACGCGGATTGCAGCTGGACAGATACCATTCCGGCATGCCAGGAGCGATCACCATTGCCGTGTTCGCGCTGGCCGTCGCCCGGGTGACGCGGTTCATCACGGCGGACAAGCTCAGTGAGGGCCCTCGGGGGCGGCTCGTCGACTGGGCGTGGAAGCGGTGGCGGCCCATGGTTCCTGTCCAGGACCGTCCCCATGCGGATGAGCCCAAGCCCGCCTACCTGCTCACCTGCCCCTGGTGCGCATCGATCTACGTGGCGGCCGTGGCGGCTCCCGTGTGCTGGCTGTGGGGCGACTCGCCTTACACCTTCGTGCCCGCCCTCGGTCTTGCGTTCTCCCAGGTCACCGGCCTGCTAGCAATGATCGGGGACTGATATGCCGTCGTTGCGTCGCGCTGCGCCGCCCAAGGTGACCGAGATCGTCGAATACACCTCCGGAGGCATGCCCGACGTCCGCGACGTGCGGGCCCTCGTCGCTGCCGCCGCCCAGCTGCAGCTGGACGAGGGCTCCGTCATGCGCCGCCGGGTCGGCGACGAGGAGTGGCAGCGCGAGGCCTGGCGCCAGTACGACATCAACGGGGAGCTGCGCTTCGCCGCCAACCGGCATGCCGGCGCGCTGAGCCAGTGCCGGCTGTACGTGGCCGAGATCGACGACAACGGCGCGCCCGGCAAGGAGGCCGAGGACGCGGACGTCCAGGCGCTCGCGGAGGGGATCTTCGGCGGGCCGGCCGAGAAGGCCGAACAGCTGCGCCAGACCGACATCCAGCTGTACGTGTCGGGTGAGTCCTACATCGTCGCGGAGAGCGCGGCCAACAAGGACAAGGACGTCTGGTACGTCGTCACCAACGCCCAGATCCGCAAGGAGGGCGGCTCGTACAAGGTCCAGCGGCCGATGGAGCACGGCGGCGGCTGGCACAAGATCGACCCGAAGGCCGACATCCTCACCCGGGTCTGGACCCCGCACCCGCGCAACTACGACGTCGCCGACTCGAGCGTCCGCTCGTCGCTGCCCGTCCTGCGTGAGATCGAGCGGCTCACGCTGCTCACGTTCTCCCAGATCGACTCGCGGTTGATCTCGGCCGGCCTGCTCCTCCTGCCCCAGAACGTGTCGTTCCCGAAGAAGGACGGCACCCCCGGCAACATCATGAACCTGCTGGAGATGATCCTTGAGGTCGCCAGCGCCCAGCTCAACGGCGCCGGCACAGCGGCCGGCCTGGTGCCCATCCTCGCCGAGATCCCCGAGGGCACCGGCAAGGACATCCAGCACGTCAAGTTCGAGACCGCGCTGACCAACGAGATCAAGGACAAGCTGGACCACGCGATCCGGCGGCTGGCGACCGGCCTGGACATCGACCCGCAAGAGCTGCTCGGCATGGGCGACTCCAACCACTGGTCAGCCTGGCAGATCGACGAAAACGGGATCAAGCTGTTCATTCAGCCCGTGATGACCCGCATCTGCGCGGCGCTCACCCTGGCCTACCTGAAGCCGGCGCTCAAGCTCCTGGGCAAGGACCCGGACAAGTACACGCTGTGGTTCGACCCGTCCCCGCTCACCGTGCGGCCCAACCGCTTCGAGGACGCGCTCGAGCTGTTCCGCGAGGGCCAGATCACCGGCGACGAGCTGCGCAAGTCGGGCAACTTCTCCGACGACAGCAAGATGAGCACGGCCGAGGAGGCGTCGTGGCGCGCGTGGCAGCTGATCAAGCTCGACCCGAAGCTCCTGGCGAACAAGGAGCTGGCCAAGCTGGCCGGCCTGCCTGTCGTCGAGGACCCGATGCAGCAGGTGTTCCCTCCCGAGCAGGGAGCATTGCCTCCTGGGCAGGACCAACCCGCGATCGAGGCGGGCCCGGCCGGCCAGCAGAACGAGACCAAGGCCCTGCCGGCCAAGCCCAACCCGAACCAGCAGAACGGCGCCAAGAACTTCGCCGCGCTCCTGCCCGGCGCTGAGCAGGTCGTACTCCGCGCGCTCGAGATGGCCGGCGGCAAGCTCCTCGACCGGCACACGCGCGGGCGCCTCGGCGACATCGAGCGCTTCGCCCTGCACACCCAGATCAAGGACATCACGCGCGACCGCGCGGAGCATCTGCTCGTCGGCGCCTTCGCCCACGTTCCTGCCCTGGCCGCACACCACGGCGTCAACTCCGGCGAGCTGACGGACCTGCTCAGCCAGTACTGCGTCGAGTTGATCACCAGGCGCTACCCGCACTCGACCGAGCTGCTGCGCGAGATGCTGCGGCGCGCCCATGGCTGAACTGACCGGCCTCGAGCTGACCCAGTACCTGACCAACATCCGCTCGCTGGAGGCGATGGAGTTCGGCCGGTACGGCATGCTGGCCTCGGCGACGGCTGACCCCTGGCTGCCGGCGCGGCTGCGCGCCTTCTCCCGGCTCGTCACCGCTGAGGGCACGCTGTACTCACGCCTGGTCGCACTGCTGGACCGCTGGGCCACGAAGCTGCGGGACGCGGTGTTCGGCTCCCACACACGGCTGCCCGACGTGCAGGCCATCCCGGCCACCATGCCCTGGTTTTCCACAGCTGTGGACGACCTTGTGGACGTGGAGATCCGGGAGATCTTCCTCGACGCCACCGACTGGGAAGACACCGGGGAGATCAACGCCAACTACCGGGTTGAGGACTACCTGAAGGCGTCCAAGAACCGGCTGGTCAGGGTGCCTGATCACGTCTACGCAGACGTCCGTCGGGCCACGATGAAGGCGACCGCCGAGGGCTGGTCGATCGACGATCTCGAGGTCAAGGTCCACGACCTGCTGCAGGATGCCGGCGCCGAGCTGTGGAAGAACCGGGCCCGCGCCATCGCCCGGACAGA